TTTTTACTGTAGTTTTTCTAACCCTTTTAGTAGTCTCAGGAGCAACGGAGCCAGGTTTCAGTTTAATGTTTTCGTAATTAGAGTTTAAACCTTCCTCTGCATCTACTGATTTTGCAGCTGCACCATAAAGACTTTTTCTATCAAAACCCCCACCATAGGAACCAATCTCTGAAGTTTTTGCCTCAACCGCAGCTCTTCCTGCTGTATCAGGTTGATATCCTTCAGGCGCCATGCTTGGTCCGACAGCAGCTGAGAGGGCGCGTTGTTCGTTTTTCGCGTTTCGTCTATCATTAAATGCTTGTAGTAGGTGCATTAGACCATCCCACCTTTCAAGAGGGCGTAATGCTTTCTGCGCTGGCAGGAAGCACACAGTTCGTTAAGTAATGATTGTACGGGGTCTAAACGTCTTCCACAGTCTTTACAAGCCTTATCTCCATTATAAATTCTATTGGCTAAATCGCGTTGGGTCTCCAAACTGACGTCTGTATCCCCCGCCATCCCTTCGCCTGTGCTATCTGTAAAAAGCCCTGGATCATTCTTCATATTGTAGGTCCTAACGAGTTAGTACTGGTTGATTCGGTTGTATTAGGGGTATTGCTATAGTCAGACTCTACGCGCTGAGTTGTAGCTATGTTTCTAGGCATATTTACTAAGTCTTCAATACCAATTTCATCTTCTGAGTACCCAAAACGCGCTGGAAATAGCTTTATTTGTGGCAAAGGCGGCCTTACATATTCTTGTAATTCTGGCTTACTCATTGTCCAAGCTGCAATAGATTGGCTTATTAAGCGCTCTTGATTAGATTGAAATGGCCCGATATAACTCTGCGGGGGATATGCGGCTTCGGGCGGCGCTACCCACGGTCTACGTCCGTAGACTCCATCTGCAAATTTAGTCATCTGTCTTATCAGGATTAGCGTTCTTTATTCTGTCAAAGATTTGACCTAAATCTCTAGCCTTACCTTTACCGGAAAACATAGGCCTACTAACAACTACTGGGTCAGACCCAACTGTGTGTTTAACTATAGTATTTTTACCCATTACTACATCGGCTGACTTATTACGAAGCCTAACTCCAGTTTGGTTATCAATTGTGCGATTAATTACAATATTAGGAGCAGTTTCAGGTGTAGAACTTTCTTTAACTACTGGGAACTGATCTTCGCTTTTATTCATTTTATCTCCACGGGGTTCTCATGCGCGCCATTTGATCTACACGATGTTTGTCTAATGATAGCGGGGATGTACTTCTCATATTTGCTTTACCATCATTTGGAAGGTGAGGAGCTGGAGCCGCCATAGCATTTTCTACATGTCTTGGGGATTGCAAAGTATTACCTATTTTTACACTTTTTAATTGGCGAGTAAGCCCTCTGGTTGGCTCAAGACCTTCTGGGTAATAATAATCTTGTACGTCAATGCGCTCCCCGCGGTGAACACCGCGTTGGTAGGAGCGCTGACCTACACGCACTTTAAGCGCGTTTAATACATTATCTGAAGTATCTCTGCCGCGATCATCTCTACGAGTACGAATTGTCCCTAAGTAACCATCAGGGTATTCCGCTTGTGGAGCTCGACCTACACCAAGGCGTAGGAAGTCCAGTTCGCTTCTTGCAACTGGCTGACCGCCACCGCCATAGACGGTGTTAGTTCCATACATACCATCTGCGCCCAGGTTTTGTATGTTTTGATGCGCTGCAGTCATAAGACAAGGATACGCCTATTTATCTATAGGTTGGACTTAAACTCTTTGCCTTCGTAAACTGCCCACTTATCCATAATGTGAATAGGTTGTAAAGTAAAGTGACCGTCTTCGTGCACCCAACCAATCATTATTCCCTGCTGCCAGTCTTCCCAGTGTTTAACAGGGCGACCATTATCGTTAAGACCAGAACCATAAGAAGGAACGGCCCCATCAACACGGCATAGGCAACCTGGACTAGCAGATACAGAACGGATAGGCCCGTCACCGTTAGCAACAGTTTTGTACTGAAGCTCTTGCCTATGAGCATGTCCAAATATGGTAGATACATGCGGGTTTTTATTGACATAAGCAGATGCAGTAGACCCGCCAGAACGAACAGTAGTGCCATGAATAGCACGTAAATAAGGGGTAATCCAATACTCTCCGGCAGGATACGCTCCCACATAATTAACTCCTAATTCGTCTAAGCGCAATAAGTACTGAACGGACATAACTGGCCATTCTTCAGGCGCAGAATTTGCTCGTTTAATACCTTTAGAAGCCATTGCGTTCATAACTACATACTTTTGCATACGGCAGTCGTGATTACCTTCTAATAAAGTAATCTTGGCTTTGGGGCAAGTAGCCCTCTGTTTTGCTAATAACGCATGGCCATAATCAAGTGCTGGCTGTACAGTGTGCGCAAACATTTCTTCCTGCGCATATTTACCCATTGTTGGTAGGTCTAGATAGTCTCCAAGATGGACGATCTCATCTACGCCATATCGTTCCTCTAAATAAGCCAGTAATTGAAAGTGAACATCAATTGCAGCCTCATCATGAAACGGGTCCATTGTTCCATCTTCATACTTGCGGTAACCTATCTGAGGGTCTGGCACAAATACAAATAGTTTAAACCCATTTTTAGTCGCTTGTTTTTCTTTATACTCAGCAGGTTTAATTACAGTTGGGGCGGCCTGTTGAATCGGAGGCCATGCCCAATCACCTTTGTCATTACCGTTAATAGCGTTTTCTAATACGTCAAGTATGCTTTTTTTTACCGACATGTGCAGTAACTCCTAAGGTGGGATCTAAAGGCAGTTAATTTAAAAGGTAAACCAACACTCTGAGCCAAGTCTTCATAAAGACTTGCAATTTTAACATCACTGCTTTTCTCTTTTAATTGTTGCAATAACTTTTGTTCTTCTTCGTTTAGGGTTGAAATCCATTGGGAAACTACACATCCAGTTAAATTAGACCCATTCACATAACGTGTCAATACTTCCAACATGTTTCTCCTTGTTGTTTAGGCGCCTCAACGTGATAATAGTAACATAAAACTATTAAAAAACAAGAAAAAACCCCCGTTATTTAGACGGGGGCTAGGGTTAGGTAAATTTAATAATGTTGGGAGCGAACTATAATCGGACCGTGGCTATAAACGTCCCATTGAGTTGCTATATCTACAGCCTTGGCAATCACCTTTTCGGCTGATTTTGAGTCTTTACACTTGTCAATGCCCAATGCGGTCATGGCAACTGCAGCCGCTATACCCCCTGAGCCGTGGTAATAAATGCCTCGGACGTCCCTGTCCCAAGAGTAATCTGCGTTAATCCAGTAAACAATTCCATTAAAGGCTATTAAAAACATGGAATCTGTCATAGCAACAGCTCCGTCGTCTTTCATATCAAACCCAGAATCAATAAAAACTTTACGGATGGCTGGAATAAGCTTGCCAGTAACAAACTTGTCTAATGTAGATAAGTCGTTAGACAATGGGGGTTTAGGCGGAGTCCAGCCGTATTGGAGGATATTCCCACCTCGGCTAGACCCAGCCACAGCAATTAAATAAGGACCGTTTTCTAAGATTTTAGGAGTGGCTAAATCCATGATGTTGCCTACCTCATCGGTAGCCCTTGAATCGCACCCGAGGGTAGCCCAACCGTCGCCTTGGTAAGCGGCTAAGGTTGTCATTATGCTCCTAAATTATTTAAAGCAAGGAACTTAGTTGTAGTCGCCCATTCCTTCGGCAAAAGTAACCGCGGAACGTTTAATTGATGAAGGCAAAATACGTCCATTACCCTGCGTAGCCCCTGCTTCTGGAGCCATTGACTGTTGGAACTTGACACGCACACCATAACGAGCTCCGCCTGTAGCTAACATATTAGGGCGTGAAGGCTTTGGCTGTGCGTAAGGGTCGCCAGCTGCTGTGTTCTTTCTAGGCATAGAAATAGTATGCTTAGAAGGCTCTCCAGAAGCGTTTCTAAATGGAACACCTTTTACTTCAGCGTTGACTGGAGCAATAGGTGCTGGGTTATTAGTTGAATCTTTCATTTAATGTCCTTTGGCCTAAAGGTTGTTTAAGTAACTGTACTCTAAATTACGATTACTGTAAGGACAATCGCACTAATATCCCCATCATGGCTTTGAATTGTAGTAAAACCAGGAACATAGGCAATATCTATACCCCTAGGCGCGGTGTACCCGCGAGCAATTGCCAGGGCTTTTGTTGCTTGATTTACAGCTCCAGCGCCTACAGCACGAACTTTGCAGGTTCTGGTCTCATAAATAGCGTGGGCGATAGCTGAAGCTAAGGCCTGTGGGTTGGACCCCGCTGAAACACGCAGGACATTTTCGTCTTGTTGTTCTGTCACTTTATACCTCGGTTTACGAATAGTGGGATTACTTGGTATAAAGTGTGAGGTTTACTGTAAGATTTTACAGGCTAAACTTCATTTAGTGTTAGGGTTTATCTAATGGAGTTGGCGCTTTTGCGTAGCTTCCGCATATCGCACACTCCATATCAAGCATATATTGGGATATCTCGTAGTCCTCAAAAGATACCTTTAATAGCCAAAGGTTACTCTCACATTTAGGGCAATCATGAAGCACTTCATCGGCGTAGTCCATAGTCCCTGTGTAATCTGGCTTAAGCTCTCTAATTGATCTCACTGCGAAGCCTTTCTAAAGCCTCAAGCTGTTCGGCTTTCATGGCTTCAATGGCTTCTATCTGCTCTACGGATAACTTATCTTTATTTGTTTCATACACCCTAAGCCCAGTTTCATATGCCTGTTCTAACATAACTAACTGTTGAGTTCGGCGCTCTGATATAAATTGTTTTTGCTCTTTAACCCTAAGCTCTCTTTTATCTTTAGTTTTACTCATTGTTATCCTTTAAACCAAACGGTATTGAATAAGTCTGCTCCATAAGTTTCCCACAACAAATGGGTGAATAATTAGACCCAAACTCTCTGTAAGCTTCTTGTATGCCTCCGCAAATGGAGCATTTAAAACCGTAATTTGGCATTACTTCTCCCTGAACTTGGGGTCCCTAAGTTTATCATAAATTTCTTTTTCATAGGCAAGGGTGTGTGTACCAGAAACCAATTTAGCAAGGGAGTAAGAATCTGCGGCGTTGTCATCTGTAATATCAACCCCCCACTTTTTATACACATGCAAAAGCATCTGGCTTTTAGGAACCCCAGTACCTTTACCAGTTACATACTTCTTAAGACTAGTGGGCGGTACTATCAACGGGTACAGGTTAAAATCTAATAAGGTTAGCTTTACCATCCCACCTAATTCACCTAGCATGTTTGCCATCTGAGACCCAAAGGCATAGCCCTCCATAGCTACATCTTGGATTTGAAACGGCTCTATAGATTTAATTAAATGCGCTCTTATATCATCTAGTCGCTGAATGCCCCGCATACTGGATGTAAAAACCGTAGTGTAATGGCTATCACCTTGTAGCGCGGTAACAGCAAACCCTGAATAAGATTGGTCAATTCCAATAAAAACAGGCTTGTCTAACTCCACTACTCCGTGTTTAAATTCCTTCATCAGAATCGCTTAATCGAGGATGTTCTGCGCGTGAGTTCGCGGCTAGTTAATTGGTAATATCTCTCTAAATTGTCTTGCATTGTTTTGAGCAACTTATGATAAGCCTTTGCTTGCATAAGCGCCCCAGACATAGCTTGCATATCTTTATCAACAAGTATGGACGCTTTAATAGCGGTAGCTTTTATCTTTGGATCAGACGACCCAGATATTAGAAGGTGAGCTTCTGCCTTGTCATAAGCATTTTCAGACTCAGTAACAGCCAGCTCTGCACATGCTACTTGAGTTATAAGGAAGTTGTAGTTCTCCATATAACAACGAGCTAAGCGCATAAGTTCCTGGTCATCAACTGCAGTAATATCATTTGGAAATGGAGGAACATCAACGTCTAAAGTACGTCTTACATTTAGACCTTGGGACTCAAGTACATCTAAAACTGAAGCAGTTATCCCATTAGCAAGTAGTTCAATTACCATAGCCTTTGCACCGTCCACATCCATCTAGAGTTATATTACATACCGGAGGAGTATTTGAATTTACAGCCTCTACGATCATCTTAGCAGAATCTAGTAAATGAGAAATGCCCCAGCTACTACGGGGTATTACGAACTCTTTAACCTCTTGGTTAGGTTTAGCCTCATAGATAATAATGGCTTCATCAGGCACATCTTCATACCCTTGAAGGCGCGCCAGCTCTAGGTATAGCTGTACTTGGTCAATATGCTTCTTAAATGGCGCGTTAATGGACTTCCATGTTTTATTGAAGTCATAGCCATTATCTGCATAAACATCTGGGATTTCCCAACGTAAAGTACCCTCTCCTACAGACTTAATCTCTAAAAATAAAGGGTCACCCAAGCCAACAAGCCAACCATCTGATTTACCAGTGATCCTATACTCTTCATTTAAGAACGGAACTTCTCTGTAAGTTAAAGGCCCATCATGGCAATCTGGCATACCCCAGAAAAGCTCTTCGCATTCATCGCAATACCATTGACCTTTTAGTACTCCCATATCCTGAAACCACTTTTGCCACTTAGCGTGGATATCGTGACCTTCTTGGAATACAAGTTCTAATCGAAAACTAGCAGTTCTAGTCTCTAAAGGTTGATGCCCTAATAGATGGAAGTAAGAAGCTCTATGGCACCAGTCGTTACCCACCATGTCCGAAGGATGCAACATATCTGTTCTTCGTGACTTATCTTTAGGGCGCGATAATAGATGACGCTCTACAGAACCAATTACTCTTGTGTTATTTTTAGACACGTCTATAAACTTCTTTAGCGCACCGCTTGGTTTGTAACTCATAGATGGAACTTACCACTTATCAACCCATTCTTCAAGTGTCATGCCCTTACTTGCAGCTTTACGTTTAAGCGCGTTTCTTTCTCTGTGGCTCATTCCGCCCCAGATACCATGCTGTTCATTCATGCCCTCTGCATACAGTAAACATTGTTTTCTTACGGGGCACTCTGGAAGCCCATCTTTTCCATAGCAAACAGCTTTAGATACCTCAGCAATAGGTTTATATTTAGCTTTATCTCTGGGTGGGTACCAGAGCTCTGTGTTCATTCCTCGGCATTTGGCTTTATATCGCCAGCCTTCGTCGTGCCCGATGTCTTCTTCGTACAAGTTTTATGCTCCTGGAAGCTATGGAGCAGTTCTAGAAAATCATCCTCAGTTAAGCAGATATAGTTTTCGTTGTTTAGGCTAATACCTAGCACAGGCATACGACCATCAAATATCGCTTCTTTGACAATCTTTTCCAAAACCGCTGCTTTGACGGTAAAGGAGGATTTGCCCGTGTACTTATGCTCTACTAGAACATCAGCAGCCCGAACATCACCTTTACGACTCCAAAAAGCTCCGCTTCCAGCGTTGACTTTCCCGTCTAGAACTTCTGCGAGTCGTGCCTCATGCTTTTGAGATTCCTTAAGACCCTTACTCTTCACTTACGCGCTTTGACCCAGCTTTAATTGAATCTAGTACGCTTCGTTCGAGGGACTCTCTAAGATCAATCTCTTCCCGTATAGCCTGTAGTATACCCTCTTGACCCTGCCATTGCGAATCGCCATACCTGTAATAGGCACCAGCTCTTGTAATAACCTTGTTTATTATGCCTATAGCTACGATTTCTTTAGCAAAATCAAACTCACCAGCAGGTACAGGCCCGCCGTTAGAAAAGTAAAAGTCAGCGGTAGCCACTTGTTTAGGCGCAGCGGACTTGTTCTTAATAACCCTAAACTTAATAGATTGACCTACAAAAGCCTTATCCTGCCCTGTACCAGCTTCAATCCATTCATCTCTGCGAACTTCTACTCGGGTAAAGTAAGAATAGTCCTTACCCATACCACCAGGGGTAGTCCTAGGATCGCCGTACATGACACCAATCTTTGAGCGCCATTGGTTAATGATTAGTCCTAAAAAGGGGCGCTCTGGGCGCGTTAAAGACCGTTTAGAGGCCTTACCGACCTTACGGAAGAACTTATTGGTAAGGAGCGCGCCCTTACCTACTGTGAACTCTTCCATATCTTTTTCATCTTCTGCGCTAGGCACAAGAGCAGGAAGGCTATCAATGACAATGCAGTCAATCTCACGAGACTCTGTAATCTGGATAACGGCTTCGTAAGCCTCTTCCATAATGTTAGTAGATATGACAAGTAGCCTTGAGGAATCAACACCGCACATTTCAGCGTACTCTGGCACCCACTCCTCTGCAGCAACCCAGACAGCAGTAAACTCTGGATTAGTAGCCTGATTAGCGGCAATAGTTTTAAGCGCAAGAGCCGTTTTACCATTACTGGACTCCCCAATTAGCTCATGCCATTGGTTTGCTGGCCAACCTCCACCTAAAGCAACGTCTAAAGATATAGAACCAGACGTAAATCGTTTACCTGACTCTGTTATATCCGAGCCTAAAACAATCGTGTCCTCACCCATCTTCTTGTTAATACCTGCAATTAATTTGGTGAGGTCACCACTAAATTTAATCATAGAAAGCTTCCATCCGGTCCTATAGCTGGTGTGGTTCCATTGAAACCACCTGTTTGTACTTGTCTAGCTGGGACTGCTGCCCCAGCTGATTTCTGGCCTGGGTTGACAATACCTTTTCCTAAACCACTACCCGATTGTTGAATTGGGTAGCCGCAATCATAGCACCTTTTTGCATAACCATTAGGACCTCCATAGTTACCGCTACCACACCCAGGACAACGTTCAGATTGAGGCGTTAACTGCTGAGTGGGTGGGTACTGAGGCTGTTGAGGTTGAGCATAATTAGCAGGTTGCGGTTGAGCAAGAGGAACCTGCGGCATAATAGGTTGGGGTTGGGGAGGTTGTCCAAGTTTCTTTGCCCACCAATCCGCGTTACTCATCAAATTTCTCCATATCGTGTAGGTCTGAAGTTACAGCTGTTACTTGGATTAAACCTAAAGACGAAGCTATAGAAAAAGCTCCAAGAATGGAAGAAAACGCTACTGATTTATAAATAGTTGACAAGCTAGTAGACAAATCTTCTATATCTTCATCGAATAACTCTGCTAACTCTTCTTCGTCGGAAGAAAGTAAAGCGTTAGTCGAAAGCACATTGCCAGCCACACCTGAAATAAACTCTATAAAAGGGATTATAGGCTCTAATTCAGTTAGGCGCGCATCGCTATCCTGTTGTTCTTTATCGTAACCCTCGTCGCTTACAGGAGATAAGCCGATAATCTCGTCAATCCCTTCACTGCCAACATCGTGTAGAAACCAGCGTATCATTGTGGTCACAGGCACTTCGCTGGTTAAAACTTCAAGGTCGGGCTTCTTCTTCTTGTTAAAAGGCCACATCATTTAGCCTCACCCCACTTTTGAACTACTTTAATGTCTGCTACAAGAGGTGTAGCTAATAGCTTTATGCCCTCCATAGCCTCTCTAATAGCTTCCCTAGTTTGGTCTATTAAAGAATCAGGAGCTAGGGTTACAAGTTCATCATGAACTGTCAAAATCAACTTAGACTCCTTAGGTAGTGAAGCGTGGGCCCTAATCATAGCAAGTTTAATGATATCTGCAGCAGATCCCTGGATACGAGTGTTGAAAGCCTGCCTTTCAGCGCTTGCTCTAAACTTAATTATGCGGGAATCAATATCCGGTAGGTAACGCCTACGGTTTAAAATGGTGGTCACGTATCCTTTTTTCCTAGTTACGCTTATTACGGTAGATTTGTAACTAGATATGGAAGGGAAACTTTCAGCAAAACTATTAAGTAAAGCTTTAGCTTCCTGCACGGAACAGCCAATCTGACTAGAAATCTTGTCTGGGCCTACCCCATACATCATAGCCAATACCAAAACCTTACCCGCTTTTCTATCAACCCCCATAGTTTTACCAATAGTAGTGTAGATATCACCCTTTTCACCAGGGGTCGTGTAGGTCTCTAAAAGAATTGGATCTTTACACATTGAGGCTAGAACTCTGGGCTCGATCTGAGAGTAGTCAGCTACAACCAACTTGTACCCCTCTGGGGCGGCAAACAAATTACGGATAGCCTTTCCATTGTCCTTCTCGGCTGGCAGTTTGCTATCTGGAGCTGGGATGTTCTGTAAGTTAGGGTTTCTAGAACTAAACCTACCTGTCTCAGCCCCCCACTGGATAAAGTCAGCGTACAAGCGCCCGTTGACTAACATGCTTTCCCGAGTCTCAACCTTAGATTTACCGTTGGTGGTTTTAACCACTTCACCGCCCAAGTAAGGAACTACATACGTACTATGTAATTTGTTTAAGTCCGCATATGTGAGCATAGCGTCTACCAACTCATCCTTACCACGCAAATCCTCTAACGCCTCAGCGCTTACAGAATAATCCTTATGGGTAAGGCTATCCCCGCCTTTTTCCTCTTGGTTCTTTTTACCTGAGCCAGTTAAAAGAATTGTCTTTAAACCGCGACAACCCTCTTCTTTAGGGCCGTAAAGAACCCACTGCTTATCGGCAGTAGAGTTCATATTAAAAACTTGACCTGCGATCCTGTAAACATCTGATCGTGTTTGCTCTAGTTCTTTTTCAAGAAGGTCGTTTAGTATCTGCAAAGACTCGGTATCAATAGGCGCGCCTGTAAGTTTCATATCACAAAGCACTGACAAAACTTCCATCTCTAACGCCATTACTTTTGTGACGTCAGCCTCTTCTAGTTTTGGAACCAAAACCTTCCATAATAAGAATGTGTATTTAGCGTCTAAGTAGGCGTACTTAGCTACCTCATCAAAAGAATAAATCTCTACTTGGTATCCAATACCTTTTTTCATCTTAAACCCAAGTTCGCGTTCAAGGCAGTCATCTAGACCTAAACGCCCGCGGTTTCGGTTATCGTATAGAAACGATGCCATCAGAGTATCAAAATACGGACCGCATGGAACTTCATTGTTGTAGTACTTTGCGACTGAAGATAGATCAAACCCTAAGTTGTGACCAATCTTAACCATCGTAGGGTGAAACATAAGGGGTTTAAGCGCCTCAAAAACCTCTGCAGGGAACAACTGGTCTGGTGCAGGGGTAAATACTTTTTCAGCTTTTTTATCATCTCGTGAAAAGTCAAGGGGTCTGGCTTGTAACCCAGCATCTACTCTCTTTTGACCTTGACCTGTAAAAGGTCTAATTAACTCTACAAAGTCGCCATTAGGGTGACCCATAGGTATGACATCTCCGCGACCATGAGTGGCTAAAGATATCCACAGTACTTCGTTTACTGCTGGCGTACCTCTAAGGTCACCTACGGTTTCAACGTCAAATGCAAAAGCATCTTGTTTAAGATAGTACTCAACTAACTCTTCTAGTTGTTCTTTAGTAGTAATAACATTCATTTAAGACCTCAATGTAAGGCTAAAGGGCCAGCGTTCCCGCCAGCCCTTTAGCAACCGATTAATTAAAGAAGTGAAGCTGCTATAGCTTCCAACTCTGCCCATGTAGGCTCGGTGAGATCAGCACTTGTGTACGGTTTAATGTCTGCCATTGTTTTCTCAATAGCTTCGATATCAGTAATTCCCCAGTCCTCTACAAGGTCACGGGACTTAACCGCATTCAAATGGTACATAGTGGTCTGCATTTTACCTGAACGAGAGATAGCCCAATAGTTCTTGGTAAGAGGTCCCTGAGGGGAAAACTCTGCAGCGTGAAGAGCATCATATAGGCGCGGGCTTGCAATCAAACGCTCGCGACGTGGACCGCCTACAGCACTTAGATTAATAATACTAAATGCTCGCTTAAGTTCTGGCTTGCTTCCAAGCTTTACACACAATGGGTCATTAGCCCCCAAAGAAATGTATGAACGTTGCCCTGAAGTCTTCTGGGTCAAGAAGTGTTGTTTGTAAACAGCGAACGGACCGTTAAGATCAATGAACTTAATGATCTGTGGAGTATCCCCAAACTTAAAATCAGTTGGGTAGTTACTTGATACTGTTGACTTTTCTGCCGCATCCCATCCGGACTGCACAGCTGAGCTTGTAGGCTTTGCTGGTCGTTCCTCAATAGGAGTCTCCATTACAGCAAACTCATCTGTTTCTGGAAGGTATTCATCTGTACGATTTACTGCCATTTTTATCATCCTTTGTCATATTGTTTATTTAGTTTCATCTGCGCGGATATTACTCCACGCCTCAGCAAGTTCAGCACTGAGTTGTTTGTGCGCTGGCCAGTCTATACGCTTTACATATAGAAGTCCAGCTTTCTCAAACATCTCAATTGCTTTCTCCACCATCGTCCTTGAGTACAAACGATTTCCTTGGCGGAGTTCCCCGTTAGCGTTTTTACTAGCGGGAAGTCTATAAGGTGATGCAGGTAGATAGCCTTTTTTAATCCAAGAACGTATAGTTATTATGGGGCGCCCTAAAGCCTCGGCTAGGGCTCCGATAGTAAACATCTCAATGCCTTTACCATTTGGCAAAGTAATCACACGAGGGTGTTTATCCCATAAATCTTTTGGTTCTATTTCACGCTTAGGCTCTACTTTTTCTTTACGTTTTCTTTTACTACCTGGGTAGTATTGGTCAACGTCACTAAACATAGACTCAATAAGGTCTTCTGTCATTTAGCATTAACCAAAAACGCATACGTAACTTTACTTGGAAACATAGCATCAATATCTTCTTCAGTCAAAACTCCTTCGTAGAAAGCCGCCATAATAGAAGACTCGTCTAAAGTAGGGATCATTTTAATACACTTATCTACTATGCCTTTAGCGGTAAGTATATCCTCAGCAACTTGCATATCTAGATTTTTAGAAACTTTTCGTTGTTTAGTAAGAACCACTTCGCCTTTAAACTCATCGTCAACAGTAAGCTTTTTATGCCCTCTATCATCTTCCTCAGAGGCTTCTACGGCTTGTAAGAGTTCCTCTTTAAGTTGGTTAGTTCTGTTAGTAAGAATAGTGGCTTCGTCTTTAAGACGCAAATACTGCCGAACTGTTGACTTGATATCCATATCATCTCCTTGTGTATAAGGGATAAATTAGTATGGATTTATTCTTTTGTCAAATACTCTTCTAAATATTTTATAATCACGCTAGTTACTGTTACTTTTTCACTTGCGGCTTTTTTCTGCACAGCAATCCAAAGGTCGTCAGAGACCCGAAGGGTACGCGTAGGAGTCTTTGGTGCGTTTGGCATTGTATTATTATAATATAGTTTGATTCAGAAATTGCTTTAAACTGCCAAGAGTGAGCTGCAACCCGTCATCTTTGTCTATACCTGCCCCATCAATAACGGCGTCAGCTATGGCAGATTTCTGCTGTAAGGCAGCCCATTGGCGCTCCTCAATGCTACCTCGTATTAAGATATCTACTATTACGATAGAGGGCCAAAGAGAACTAGCTCTTTTTATGCGACCATTGCGTTGAACAGCTGTACCTGAACTCCAAGGCAAGTCATAGTTAATAAGAAGGTTAGCTGCGGGTAAATCAACACCATACCCACCAGCGTCAGAGCTAATAAGAACACGGACATTAGGATCTGTATTAAAAGCAATTTTGTTGTCTTCTTTTGTCTTAGCGTCTAGTTTACCTGAGTAAAGTCTGCACTGGTCTACACCTAGCGCCTCAGATATTTTATCCAACATGTCAACGTAGGTAGCAAATATAACTACCTTGTTGGCTTCGTCTTGCTCTAAGAAGTCTTTAACGTACTGAATTAAGTAATCCAGTTTAGGAGAAGAAGTTATACCATCTAAAGCCCCATCCGCTTCAAGGTCAGCATTATATGAAGACCCTTCTCCGTTAGCTTGATGGAACTTCTGAGCGCTGGTACGTAATAAATCTGGGTGAGAACATAACATCTTTAAACACCCAACTTTTGACATAATCTTTCCACGCATCTCGCCCTCAGGACCGCTGTTGCTACCTTCTCCCCCATAGTGAGCAAGTAGGTTAAAGTTCGACCCAAAAAGCGCTTGAGCTTCTTCTAAATCTCGTACTAAATCGTCTACGACTCTGTAATAAAGATTAGAGGTCTTTCGGTCTAAATCAATTAGAACAGGGTCTTGGTGAATAGTATCTGGTAGGTAAGGGGCAACATCAGGGTCTTTTTGAGACTTACGAACGCAAGCTGTTTTCATAACTTTATGGAGGGTAGATAAGTTCTTATAGCTCTGAACCCCTCCCCAAGAGTTTCTAACAATAAAAGTATTATCAAACAGGTCAAAGCGTCCAAGCACATGCTGGTCTACAAACTGCATAATGCTGTAAAGCTCTTCTGGCTTACCGTTTTCAATAGGGGTACCAGTTAGTGCAAAACGGTATGGGGTATCAATAAGACGCTTTACATGTTTAGAGCGTTTAGATTTAAATGATTTAATGGCAGTGGCCTCATCCAGAACAACGAACCCTCTTGGTAAATCTTTTATGTCGTCCCAGTCGTTAACTACCTGCTCGTAGTTGAGTATGATGTAGTCAACGCCAGAGTTCTTCCAATCCATAGCTAATTCGTATTGTTCTTTTCTTTTCTTAGGGGAACCATCAATAACTAAAGCTTTTGAAGTGCCATTAGTAAACTTATTAATTTGGTTAGACCACTGGTACTTTAAAGATGATAGACAAATGACAAGACCAGGCTCTGTTACTTTATTCTCATCCATTAAGCGCTCAATGGCAGCAATGGTTATAACAGTTTTACCCAAACCAAGGTCGTATGCAACTAGCATCTTAGACCGTTCACACATCTTATCTACAGCCTCTGGCTGATAAGGTAAAAGAGATCCTGTAAAAGTCATGATAGTAACCCTGTCATACGTGCGGTAACCATAGCTTCTAAATCTTCTAAAGAACCATTGTTTAAGAAAGTTTGATCCACAGTAAACGTAGAAGTCTTTGACTCCGATACGTGATCGTTAATAGCAGTTACCCCAGGACGCTCCACACGCCATATTTGAGCACCAAGGTGTCTAAGTGCAATAATTTCATTTTCAAACCTAACGTCAGTGACAACATAGTTACCATCACCAGACATAGTACGCAAAGCTTTAATTACCCAAAGCTCTTCATCAATAATGTTACGAGCGCCTAACCCAAGTGTCTGAAGTAAACGACGTACTTCTAAAGATTGTTTTGCCTCATCCCACCCATAATTGTCTACTAAATATCGTATATCCCAACTACCACCATCAACCTCAAAGTCTACTTTTGGGTTTAACTCGTAAAGTAATTCTCTAATAGGGTCAGCAAAAGCTACCCTTTCAAAACCATACTTTTCTACAAGCGTTTTGGCAATAGAGTCTTTACCACTCCTTGCATACCCTGTTAAACCAATTATCATAGGACTACTCCCAATCCATGTGCAATATGTTTGGCATTATCTAGACCATACCGTATCTCATTTAGGCTCATACCGCCAATATCTTTTACATCTGTGTTGTGATAGTTAGAACCAAG